GCCATGTCAGCCCCTTACGACCAAAACAGCGTTTGAGCGGTGACGTTGGTGGCAGTGGCCACAAATGGGTCAGACTCAAAAAGAACGCCAGTCCCCGGAATCATAATGTCGTATGTACCGGCAGCGCCAAAATCCATGTCGATCTTGGTGGTCCCGCCACTTCCGCTCGTGAGGGTGATACGCCCAGCACCGCTGAGCGTAGCAACGACCATTCGAATGCGAGCGCGACCGATACCGGCAGCTCCGGTCGCGGTTAGTCGCTTGGAGCTGATATCATAATTGTCGGACATACCGTCCTCCTATTAGCTGAGGGCTGCGCCGACAGCAGTGACCCATGCGGAGCCAGTCGAGATGACGAGGCAGGTCTCGTTGTTGCCAGCGCCATTGTCGTTGATGAGGCGAACCTGACCAGCGTTGCCAGCGGCAGCGGTGGGGAGAGACGCAGTTGCGACAGCGGTAAGCTTGACGAAGGAGGTCACAGTGACGTCGCCAGTGACGGAGCCAATGAAGCCGTTGTCAGAGGTCACGGGACCCGAGAAGGTTGTGGAAGCCATGCTAGTACCCTTTGCACAAGGTTTCGCCACGCAGTCTGTGCAACGTCAGGTCGGGCGTCCTGTCTGCGCGGCTGATGATACCCTGCGTGAAGTGTACATCATGGGGAGAAAAGTTCCAATGAACTTTTGCCGCGCCATGCGACGTGGCAAATAAGAAAAACCGCGCACCCGTAGGCGCGCGGCATCATTTTCGGTGTGAGCAACACGGATCATGATTATACCGTCAAACGGTCCTTGTCAATAAGGGTCAATTCAGGACGGGCGTGTGAGCTTATACACCCTATGAGTCCAACCCAGCAAAAGCAAAGGGGGCAGCCGAAGCCGCCCCCTCCACAACGGTGTCCGTTCGCTTACGCGCCCGGGCAGCCGTAGATGCCCAACGGGTCCGACACGCCGAACGAGTAGCGCTCGCGGGCCTTGTAGCGGACGTTGCCAGTGTCGAAATCGCCGTCCATCGACTGAGACATCGCGGTACGGACGAAGTGCTTCATGCCGTTCGGGATGTCGGTGGTGATGTACCACGAGTCGGCGTCCGTGAGGTAGTGGTTCACACGATAGCCTTGCGGGATCGAGCCGTTCGACTTGAGGGCGTTGAGGTCGTTGTCAGCGGTGCCGACGCGGAGCTCAGTTTCCAGCAAGCGAGTAGCAACGAACATCAGACCCGGCGGAACGATCAGCTTGCGCGGGCGGGCTGCGATCAGCAGGCCACGTTCGTCCTTGAACGCAGCGATGTCGATAACAGCCTGCTCGAGGGCAGTCTCGTTCAGGTCAACATCGACCGCAGGGCGGTTCGAGTTGTTGCCACCAGCCACCGTCGGGTGGGCGGTGTTGAACAGGGTCACACCGTCGCCCGACTGGAACGTGGTGAAGCCAGTGTTCAGCAGCGAAGCTGCCTTGACCTGCTTGGTGTACGCCATGGCGCGAGCGAGCGCCTTGGTGTAGCGAGCCGACAGCGAGTCGTACAGGTTGTCTTCCATGGCTTCCTCGGTGATCGAGAAGCCCATGGCCACCGTCTCGTGGTTGTAACGAGCGGTGAACGATTCCTGTGCGTTGTCGTACGAGATGGCGGAACCTTCCGGCTTCACCGGAGCTGCGCCAAAACCGGACAATTTGACTTCTTCTTCGAAGCTACGCTCCGAATTTTCAGTCTCGTAAATCTCGGAATGCTCGTTTTCGTACTTGGCGTACTCAAGACCGAACAGGGCGTTGAGGCCCGGAAGCAGTTCTTTGAGGGCCTGTGCGCGTGAAATAGCCATTGGTCAGCCCTCCTTAGACGCCAACCGCAGCGGTCAGCTGCGTGTAGTTGAGTTTCACGACCAGCAGCGGGAACGTCGTGCCAGCTTCGCCACCGCGGGGGCCACCGACGTAGTCGATGATTCGCAGCGGGAGGTTGGCGTCAGTGCCGATGGTGGACGCATCGAGCGCGACACGCGAGGCTTTGAACGTGGTGTTCACTGCGCCCTGAACAATCGCGGCGTTCTTGCCGTAGATGTCCAGAGAGTTGGTGATAGCCTCGTCAGCCTGCACGACGTACAGGGCCTGCGGGTCATCCACGACGAACGCGAGCGCGTCCGAAGCAACGGTGCCAGTCGGCCACATGTTGCTGAACGTGATCTGCCCAGTCGAGGGATCGGTGTACGAGCAGCCGACGAACACGCCAAGCATGGCAATGTCAGTCGAGGTGTCGCCAGTGGCGGTCTGCTTGGTGATCGTCGTCGAGGTGCCATTGTCAACGAGGTTGACGATGTCGCCAGCGGCGATGTTGACGGCGAGGCCCGACGCGATGGGGTACTGGCGGAAAACCTCCAGCGAGCCATTGTCGAGACGGCCAGTCACACGCAGACCGAAGGGTGCATTTACGGAACCCATTGGTTCTCTCCTTCAGTGGTCGGAGGGGTCTAACCCCGTCCGAACGTGGTTTTTGTAGAACGCTCGGGCCGAAGCACGGGCATTCGGGGATCGCTCTCGCGGAGGTAGCTACGGTCAACAGCGTCCATCTGGGCTTGAGCCTGATCTAGCTGTCCAACAATACGTTCATCCGCGAACTCTGATGGGATGCTGCAGAGCAACAGACCGCCAACTTCTACGTTCTCAGGGAACCGAGAGTTGTGATCCGAAAGCACACGCAGTTCGGGGAAGTCGCTTGCCAAGCACGGGGTGTAACCCTCGCGGAATCGGCTAGAGACGTTCTTGTTATCCTCGTTGCCCAGCGTTGAGGTGCGAACCCAACGGAACTTTAGGCCGTCACGGGGTTCGGGGGTAGGGAGGAGTGATTGACGCTGCCATCCTTTGCGACGTTCTCCGCCTTCACGAGTAGTGAGCGCTCTGGGGGTACGGTCAGCCATTGGATGCATCCTTCATGATTTGCGCCGCGTATTGCTGATTGGACAGCCCAAGGCGCTTGGCGAGAGCGACCTGAGAGGAGGTGAGAACCACTTTGCGCGGTGTTTGACCGGACGCACGTCCTGTCGGGGCCACCACGTTGCCAGCCTGCCGTCGCTGTGGCTTCACCTCTTCTGAGGCGTCGGCAAACCGTTCCGGGAAAGCGCGGCGAACCGCACTGTCAATCTGAGAATAATACTGATCCGTATCTGGCGCAACTCCCGAGCGAACCAGCTTCTCATGAGTGCCCATCGCGAGCGCAGTAATGTCCTCATCGCCGCTGCGCATGAACCACTCGTTCTTCTTTGCCCAATCCTGAGCCCGGGAGCTAGGGGCTGGAACTGCAGGCTTTTTGGGCTGAACCGGCTGTGCCTGCTGAGGGGTGGTGCGTGATGGTGGCTTGTAAGAGCTAAGGCGATACTCCTCGTTCTTGAGCTCCGTTAGCTTGGCTTGGGCCTCCGACATGGCGTCGGCATCACCCATCTCATAGGCGGCCTTGAAGTCAGCCTTCACCTTGTCGAGCTGCATGCTAAGGCGCTGGCGGGCCTGATTTACAAGGACACCCTCTCCCTCTTCCAGCATGCGCTGAAGGCGAACCTTCTCCTCGTACTCACGCTGAGCGAATGAAATGGCCTCGTCACGGAGACGCGCTGCCTCCTCCTTGGAGCGGCGTTCCTCGTGGAACTCGTACTTCAGCTTCTTGATGCGCTTCTGTACGGACTCGGAGTACGAGGCGATCTCGTCGTCCTCAGGGATTTCAGGCTCTGCTCCATCGGGCCTGCGAGCCTTATCGCGATCAGGCTCAGGGGTATCATCGATGATCTCGAGTTCGAACTCGTCCTCGTCGTCGATCTGGTTTGCTTGCGTGTTCATGCCAGCGGTCCTTTCGTTGCGGCCTTGACGGCCCACATGGCAGCGTCCTCGATGTGGGTCTGGGCAAGCGCCTTGAGACGGGCGACTTCCGCTACCCGCGTAAGCTGCGCCTCAGTCTCGGCCCCGAGGGACGGAATCTCGTCGATCAGGTCGATGAAGTTCGCCGCAGTGCGCTTGATCCTGTCAACCATGTCGTCGTTTGACGGGTTGAAGTTGATTCCTACGCGGTATTCGCCCTTGGTCATGCGCGGCTATACCCCCGTGGGTCTTCGACGACAGCCTCTACGGTGTCATCATTGATGAGTCGGAACTCCTTGCCATGCACCTTGAAGCGTGTGCCGGAGTAAGAGCGGAAGATGACGAAGTCGCCCTCTTTGCACCAAGGACCAGTGGGGAATCGCACCGCGTCGGCATACGCTTCGCTGCCGACCTTGAGGACGTAACCCACGAGGGATGCCGTCTCCTCGGCATTCCTCAGTTGGTCCGGGATGTACACCCCGCCCTCTGTTTTTTGGCTTACCTCAGGGATCGCAATTAGGATGCGGTAGCCCTTGGGTTCTGGGAGCTTGGCGAGAACGTCATCGCC